TTAATGTTGCCACACCGCCACCTGCTACAGATAGAGGACTTGGCACAGAATCATAGTGCAGTGTGGCAAATCCCTTAGGACTACCATAGGACACCTGACCTGCTGAATATTTGACCGATTCATATTCCAAGGACATGGTGCTTTCTGCAAATTCACTAGCAGCATAATCCATATTGCCATGACTCCAAGATTTAATCCTTGGATTAATTAATGTATAACCTAAAAATCTTCTACGTGCCATGGTATAAATGCTAACAGATTTAAAGAAGCCTGTTGATACATTATTATCCATGCCGTAACGAAAATTATCTTTACCGGTATTGGTTGGACGGTATTTCAGACCGCCTTCAAATGCAGCAGCAGGCAATTGTCTGTCAGCAATATAGTACCCGTAATAAACTGCCCACATAGCACTCACGACTCCGGTAGCATCATCATGCATGGTTATATTCACCGGTTCGTAGTTAAAATTTTTATATATTATTCTTTTTCTATTGTACTGATTTTTTACAACACTGTCAAAATTATATTTTGGTAGCTCTGCTGTTTTGACCAATAGGCCAATTTCTTCGTGATGTTTGTTGCTGAACGCAGGAGCTTTTATAGCTGCCTTATCTATCTCAAATCTTACATAATAGTTAAATTTTGTGCGAGGAGCCAGCCTCATGTTACCGTCTATAAACAGCTTGGTAGCATGACTGTAATTGGACATGTTACCTTTTGGGGTTAACAATCCTTGAGCAGCTCCATTTAGAAATCTTGTGAAATAATTTGCCATACAAATATTTATGCCACAAAAAAAGCCCCCTTAGGAGGCTTTTTGTTTTTGCTGTTATTACGGAGTACCGGCACCAGTAACTGCGTTACCTATTCCCCTAACTACTGCTGCGCCTATACCTTCGACGTTACCGGAGGCTGCTATTCCGTTAAACTGTAACAAGTTATCGTAAGCGATAGTTATAGCCACAGTCATGTGTTCGTTGGTTGAATAATTAGCATCACCGTAATCTACGTTTTGTACAAAACATCCGACTAATTCAAAAGTTTCTAAAGTTGCATTAACTAACCCGCCATTGCCGCCGTCGAGAACTTCGATTTTCGTTGTAAATTTATAATTAATACCTGACCGTGCAGATGCCTGTTCTGCAAAATCGTATTGTTTCTGGATCTGTTGTCCTACAAGTTTTTGTACCTGCCCGCTGGCATCATCACGCAAGGTCAGAGTGATGTTTTCCAGTGTGTATCTTCCAGCCAGCTTGACCTTGGAGTTATAGACATCTAGAGTCATTTCTTCAAATGATACTTTGGGTCTAGTTACGTCCTGAACCTGTTTAGTTAGTTCAGTTGATCCGGCAACACCAAATCCCAACAGTGTAACTCTAAAGCGATATTTTAATTTAGGCATCAACAACACCTGTGTGCTGCCAGCTGCGTTGGTAGTTGGAATACCTAAATTATTCAGTGATGTAATTGCCATTTTTAAATTTCTCCTGTGTTCTTGACACGTAACGGAATGTAAATGAACTCAATCGCCTTCACAGGTTCAATTGCGATATCAACGTACAGTTCGTTTCGATCTATTCTCGACGGAGTGTTGTTGCTTTCGTCGCAAACAACCGCAAAGTCGTAGAGTGCTCTTAGTCCCACTAGCTCTAATAATAGACTTTCTACAGCTTGTTTTATTTCATCACGTGTAATTTGATCGTTAGGCTCAAATATATAAGGACGAGCTAGTTTGTTCAACTGGCTGCGTAGGTATACCACTAGACGTGCTACGTTGATACGATCTAGTGCTGAAGCATTTCTTGCACGAGTCTTTTGACCATGTGCTACCAGTCCTATTCCGTTAAAGAATGGGATTGGGTTAACTTTTAGATCATACAGTGTATCACGCTGCCCTTCATTTAGAGCAACTGTTTGAAACTCGCCTGTAGCAGCATCTATAAAGCCCACTGCTGTGGCATTGGTAATTCCGCCTCGGCGTGTTCCTGCTGGAGCAAACCATGGAAAGCTGACATTGTCACTGAGTGTGATAGTTTTCAGCATCATGTGGCTGGCTGGAACCACTGCAGGAGAACCGCTGAGATCAGTAGTAAATCCATTTGGATAATAAACTGCACAATACTCATCATATGTAACAATGCCGTCATCACCGTTGTCTGTGACTAGGTTGGCATTTGAGCCCCAAGTAGTTAATGATGTTGCATCTGCTGCCAATCGCAATGGAGTATCACCTACCACAAACGCAGTAACACCGCGATCAATGTTTAGGTTTACTAGGTTGCTCAACAGCTCTGGATAACCAGGAGCAGCTATGATATTGAAGTTACGGCGTTCTTCGTCACGTATTTCTTGACTGGTATCAACCACACTCTTCAAGGCCTGTGTTACAACCTTACGCTGTGCTTTGCGACCAAATGATCCTGAACCATCTTCATTGTTGCCACTAGCTGTGGTCCAACGGTCTGTGGCATAGTTTTCCATACTTTCACCGCTTTGGAATGCGCCGCCTGTTAGAGTAGATGTTCCGGTTCTTGGATTATCAGCAGTAGTATCGATATAGCTGTTTTGATACTGTTTAACGTTACCACCACTGCGACGCAGATTCCATAGCAGCATGCCTTTTGGATACAGTGCTGGATCCGGTGCATCTGGGTCTAAGAAACTGTTAGTAATTAGATCTTCTATGGTGCTGGCCACTGTTGAAGTACCTGCGGTATTCCAACGTGCATCTGCAAACAACACACCTTCTTCTGTGGTTTGATCTGCTTTGTCCACTAGTTCCCAACGCTGTGCAAGATCAGGTATATCACTCAAGTTGGTATTGTATCTGTAAATGGTTGGAAAGTTTTCTAGATCTGCTGTGCTGATCCATATATCACCATTGGCTGTAGTCCCTTGCTTGTAGGGATTAGAAGCAGCTACGATAGGTAGATATCCATTTCTCAATGTTGCTGTAGCTGCTTCATAGTAAGGTGCTGTCAGCTGACGATAGCCAACCCATGTGTTTCCGTTGTGTACCATTAGATCCACTTCTGAGAAATTAGGATTGTACCATAACTGCCCGTCTTGTGGTTCGTTCACTGGAGCATCACCGGAGGCAGCGAATCTTGGATCCGAAGCTGCTAGTGGTTTCCATCCAGAAGCTAGATAGCCTCCGGTAGCAGTTTCTGCTGCGTAGAAGTTTTCTGTACCTGCTAGTGTATCTATGTTGTAGGCAGTGAAAGTGCTGGCTATTGGTGTACCGCCAGTATCTACTAGTCTAAAATCTCCACCCAGTATGTGACTGATAATCAGTCTGTTAGATGTTAGGCTGACTTCTGTAACAGAAGCCACAATGTTGGTAAAGCCAGCTGCATTGATAGCCGCTGCCATTAGTTCTGCATCTGCGCTGGTATTGACTGCTGTGAATGTTATTGTTTTCGCAGTGTCTAGAGCAAGTGTGGTTTTTAGTGATTCACTAATGGTAAATGTTTTAGTACCCGAAGATCCTAGCGTACCAGCTTTGATAATGTTGCTAGTGATACTAGTAGCTGCACTAATTGCTGTGTTTCTACGCCATAGTCTAAATGTAGCTGTAGCAGGTGTTGTGTCAAAGCCCGATGTTTCTTTGGCATTGGCCTGTGTGAACAATGCATCTTCTGGAATACCTGCTCCACCACCACTGCGATCTAGATAGTATAGTGCTGCTGCAGTAGTGTCATAGATAGGTGCTTCATAGCTGACCCATGACAGTGTTGCTGAACTCCAACGCTTGGCTCTCCAACGAGCACCGTTATTAGGTTCTGTAGTTTTAATCCATACACTGCCGGTGGCTGCTCCGCCTACTGTTCCGGAGTTATCTGCAAGTTTAAACGTAGGTATTGATGTGTGAGGTTGCTGTGCTAGACGAGGATTGAGATATGTTCCTGCTGTCAATCCAACATTACTCAAAGGAGATGTTCCGGCCGCTATTATAATTCTGCCATCTGCTCCGGTTGAATCGTCAGTGGAACTTGTTTCACCATTGGAATAAATGTACAATCTACCGCTAATGGCCTGTGCGCTGACTCCTTGAATAGTGCCGCTGTTGATAGCCGAGGCCACTGCTGTAGTGGTTCCTGTGCCACTGATTAAACTGCCGTTTACATAAAAATCGTAAGTCACAGAAGTATTAACTGGTGAGCCGCTAACTGTAGGCCAGCTAGACTGCCATTCGTTGGATCCAACAAGGACCCATTCACCTGCATCGACTGCAGCTACATCGCCGTTAGACGCCGGAGCACCAGGACTCTTATAATATATTCTAGCATATTCTTCTTCTGCACCAAATGAAGTGTCACCTTCTACAGTTCGAAATACAACTGCATAGTCACCGATCTTACCTACTCCTTCTTTTGGAGCATTGCCTGTGATCTTAGAGGGAAAATCTGCGTCTGTGAGTACAATTGGCACCTTGTATGTGAATTTCTGGCCGCCTACAACGGTAGCGGCAGCGCCGTTCCACTCTTGAATACCCCAGGTTGTGGCCTGTGTATCAATCCACCACTGGCCGTTATTGGGATTCGCTCCCGGAGCGTCAGTCTGTGCTTCTAGTTCATCTAGGTCAATATCTGCTCTTACAATAAAAGCAGCATTGCTTACACCTAATAAACTGTAGGCTGTAAGCAGTCCGTATTCGTTGCGCTCTGAACCATGTACAGGAGTAGCACTGGCTGTTTTCTCAAAGAACGGAACACCAAATGTTTCTGTTAGTTCACGCTGGCTGGTTATCTTAAAGGCCTTGCCAACATTGGCCGCTGTGGTACCCAATGCAGTGCCTGTGCCTGCTCCATTGGTTTTATCTTGCGCTGTTGCTACTACGATAAGAGGTGTAGTACCAGGTTCTGCTGGTGTATAAAAACTCTCGTCGATTACCGTAACTTGTACGCCTGGTGATTGTAGTGCCATCCCATTTTCTCCTGGTAATAGTTGCTCATAATATTTAGCTGTATCAAGTAAAAATGGATGATTACGTGCCAATCAAAAGGGGTGGAAAAGGTACAGAAGCGTTAAATATCTGTATGCGACCATTATGCAAGTGCGGTGCAAGACCCTGTGCTGTGAACTACAAGAAAAATTCCAAGACCTATTACAGAAGTCTTTGTGAAATCTGTTTGGCTCATGGTGTATATACAGGAGTACCACGGTGGTTACGCAGTGGCTATAAGATGAAATCTCAATGTGAGAAATGCGGATTCAGGTCGCCGCATGCGGAAGTATTTAGGGTGTTTCACATGGACGGCAATCTAGACAACTGCCGTCCTGCGAATCTAAAAACTGTATGTTTAAACTGTGCTGGCGTTTTGAGCAAAGAGGGAGTCACTTGGCGTCAAGGTGATCTCGTTGCTGACTATTGATTTCACTGTGTCGTAGAGCTCATCTATGCTGTGATCGTTAATCAAGACATGATCAAACTCTGTGCCTACCCAAGCAGTTTCCGAAGCATGTATTTTACGCATTTTGAGATCTTGGTGTGCCCAATTATAGCCTTGATTAGCTGCCACAGCAGTGTCATACCACTCAGGTAATGGACCACGTTGTACCCAGATGATTCTGCCACCTGCATTACGTATACTGGAGATTTCATTAGGAAAACGGCAGTCTGAGATTACCACATGATCCTGTGAATTTCGTAGTTTGTTTTCTAGGCTGGCTATCCATATGTCATCATGGAAGGATTTTCTACAGACTTCTGTGCCCCAGTATTGCAGGACCCATCGAGGAGTCAGTGTAGGCATGTCCAGTCGTTTGGCCCACCACGGATCCACCTGCTCTCGCCATTCACGTGCGGCTTTGGTACGACCTTCCAGCATGGTTCTGTCCCAACCAAATACTGCTGCTACCGCATCTTTCAGTGTGCTGGCAAATGATTCTCGTCTAAATTCGTGAAAGTTAACCAGATAGTCTGCGACTGTGTCCTTGCCGCTGCCAATAAAACCACATACCCCTATAATCATAAATGTCTCCTTACAAAGACAGTATACTATAGATCAATCACGGAGTCAAGAGTTTTTAGCCAATTACGAAAGAATATCCACTGCCGCCTGGTACCAGTTTCATTAGATCATCCACTAGTTTTTCCATTTCTGCAGTAGCTTCAGTTTTCATAGCAGCACCGTTGAGACCCGATCCGCCCTGTGGTCCTGCTATCTGTGCGAATTTTTCGCGAGCCTGGCCCAGCATCATCTTGCAGTTGGCCAAGGTATAGTCCTTGATCCACTGTCCAGAATACACGTCATCTATGATGGCAAAGTCCGGTTTGGTGTTATAGACCTGTAGCATCACTGACTCTTCGCCCCTAGGTCTTTGGTGTATGATCAATTTATGGCTCTGCGGATGCCATGTGAAGTTTATAAAAGACCCAAACATCTTACCTACCAGTTCTTGATATTGTGAGAATAATTCATATGTGGCTAATCCGCCCATGTTAGTAGAACTTAACAAATAGGTATTAGAGTAGGCCAAGTTAAATGGTTCGAATACTGTGCCGCCTGTTCCGTTACCCGTTCTAGATCCCACGCTTCGACGGAATATCTGACGAACCTGTTGTATTTCTTTGGGCAGGATATAATCGTTGATGCTTTCAGTTAGTGTTAGAAAACAATAACTTTCTTCCACAGCGTTGTCGCTGCGCTGTCGAAATACCGCTAGGCTGCGGTTAAGTGCTGTTTCGTAGTGTATAGGGTCTAGTTCTATATCGATCATGCCGTCGCCCAGCATGGCCTTACAGTAGTCGAAAACCTGTTGTTTTGCTTGATCAGTTGTGCTCATACTCTTATTTATTGCAGCGGTAAATATATGACTATGCCAAGACTCAGTCTCTACCGGCCTCAAAAAGGCAATGATTATAAATTTATCAATAATACCGTTTGGGAAATGTTCCAGGTTGGCGGCACAGATGTGCTGGTGCACAAATATCTTGGCCCTGATGCTGCGGTACAGGGCAACACGCCTTCTGCTCCCACATATAACACAGACGATCCCTTTAACATACAGGATCTATTGTTCTTAGAAAAT